TTATTCACACGATAAACACTCTCCATCATCGTGATTTTTTGGATTTTTACAAACACAATCATCACAAGGACATAAACCATAAACATCAGCATGTAACTCTTCATTACAATGACATTTACAATTACATTTCTTACATCTATTTTCTGTAGCCATATCCTGTTTTCTTGTTGCCCCATCTTTTATTCCAAGCATAGACATTCATTTTACTTCCAATGCTTTCCATCCAAGATAAAGGTTTATCTATTATTTTTTTTATTAGTTGTTTCATATCATCTATTGCGTCTGGTATTGTTTTCATAATTAGTACCGGGTGATGTAGTCTCCCAACACCACCCTATCCTATAAGCGCTATAAGAATTTAGTCTTGCCAAAATTTTCCGACAATGGATTCCCAAATTGCTTTAATTTTTTCCTTAATTTTTTTAATCATGTTTTTTTTCCTCTATTTCGTAGAAGAACTTATCAGTATCTTCTGTTTTCCATTGACCAGTGTCTTCAACGTTCCACGTATTTGTCTGCACTTTCCAGTCTGGAATGTTATCTTTCACTGTGAAAGAAGGTAAATCCCAAATACATCTGTTGTTAGGTTGTGCAGCAAAATTGCCATCATCGAGAGCAATTATGTGTGCGCACTTGTGTTCGTGCGGTATCTCCGAATGGTCGGTGTCTAATATATTAACATCTGGATGTGCGAAATCAACAGTAAATAAGTATTTACCATGGTGCCATTTCTTATCTTTTCCAATGTATTTACCTGAAGCTGCGCCTAGAATAGACCAGACAGTAACAGCAGGATAATAACTAAAAGAATTCCAAAGCTCCAGTTCATCAAGGCGTCGCTTGGGAACGTCTTCGGGTTTGTATCCTTGTTGAATAAACGCGCTAATAGGTAGGCGATAAAATATTGCACCGTTACCCATAAGAGCGTGAAATAATATAGCCCTTCCTGACATACATGATATGCCGAATATAATACAGTCTTCAACTTCTCCATGATGTTTTTTAAGATCATAAAGATATTCTTTTCTTATTTGTGCGTAAGTTGCTGGTATGTTTGCATTTAAGTAAGCCATTATTTAATTTCACCCCAGTTATCTCCCTTCTCATAATCTACTTTGTTAGGAACTTGTAATTCAACAGCAGATTCCATTATATTAATAATTTGTTCTGCTTGTTTCTGCGATTCAATAGATATATCTACTTCATCATGAATTTGTATGTGAGGTATTATACCATTTTCATACAAAGCTACCATAGATTTTTTAGTCATATCAGCCGCAGAACCCTGTATTAATTTGTTCAAAGCCTTATAAGTAAAAGCTCTTTTTAGTGGTTCATCATATTCTTTTCTAGCTTGTTCTAATGGTAAAGGCTTAAAAACCCCAAATTGAACAGGTTGCCATAAATCAAAATGACAGGCACGACCTAGTAAAGTTCTGATCTTACCTCTATCATTTGCTTTACGAGATACATTGTCCATAAGTTGTTTTACAAATGGTGCTTTTGAATGATATTGTCTAATTAATTTCTCTGCAGACTCTTTCATTAATCCCAATTCGGCCATCAACTTATTTTTACCCATACCATACATTAAACCCAAATTGATCGTCTTGGCTTGCTTACGTTCTATGCCTGCCATATCTGCTACAACTTGGTGGAAGTCTGCATCACCTTGATTATATGCATCAACAATCTCATCTACACCAGTTAAGTTTTGTAGTTTAGCATAGTGTACTAAAATTCTAGGTTCTTGTTGTGAGTAATCAAATGATCCCCACACATGTTTTTCTTCTGGAATAAATATAGATCTAATCATAGGACCCAGTTCAGGATGTCTTGCTGGTATTTGTTGTAAGTTTGGATTACTCATACTAAATCTACCGGTTACAGTTCCTCCTGCATCTGATCTTATTTGATTTATGTCTGCGTGTATTCTTCCATCGACTGCGTGTTTAGTTATTGAATCTATAAAAGTTGTGTGAGCTTTGTTTAGTTCTCTTGCTTCTGCAATAGCTTGAGGTAATTCATGTGGATGATTCTGTAAAAAGTTTTTTGTAAAACTTGGTTCATTACTTTTAGCTGTTCTATCGTAAGGTAATTTAAGTTTGTCGAAGGCTTTTGCTATAGATCTAGCTGCCATAATTTCTACTTCAACACCAGTTAAATTTTTTATTTTTTTAATTAATGTCTCTTCCCTTTTAATTAAATTTAGTTTAATATTTTGTGCTTTTTCTAAATCAACTCTTACTCCCTTGAACCTCATATCAACTAAACAAGGAAATAATTTTGTCTCTAATGTAAAGACATCCATAAGTTCTTGATTATATAATTCTACTTTTAGTCTTTGCCAAAGTTTAAGTGTTGATTCTGCATCACGTTCTGCATATTGACCTACAAACATTGAAGGCAATCTCCACATATCTGCTTTAGGATCTAATCCATATTCTTTTGCAGCTTCTATTAAAATTTTTTCATCTTTACCAATACCTACATAATGTTTAGAAAGTGTATTCAATTGATATGAAAGTCTGTTTTCATCTATTAAGCTTGCTGCTATCATAGTGTCCACAATGGGTCCTTTTATGGTAAGTCCTGCTGACCTTAACCAGCACACATCATACATCGCATTATGGAAGATAAATGTAGTATTTTCTTGATTTAGTATGTCTTGGAGCCATTCTAATACCAGTTTTTTATCCATATTACCACCTTGCTCATGTTGTATCGGATAATAGCCTGACCAGCCCTCTACGGCCACCGCAACGCCAGCAATGTGTCCTCTACCGGTAACATTACCTGATCCTAGCTGTTTTAGATGAGGATCATTAGTCTCTAAATCTATTGCAATTTCTTTATGTCCGCGCAGATCTTTTAATTCATCCGGCATTACCCACTCTGTTTCAGGGGTGAATAGGGGCATTTGTGTTCTTCTCACGAGTAGTCTCTCTCCTTTACCATTTCTAGATAATGTATTGCTTTATCTATATCTTGTATACCACCCTTCTCCGAGTGCCTACATATATACTTTATAGCGTTGCCTTCTGCAAAAAGCAACTTATTTTTATTAATGAATTCAGCTGGTTGAATAGCCATTTTTTTGTAATGATTTCCTCCAACTTGTTTTAATAAAGTTTTTAAATCTCCAAGCTTTACTTTACTATTAACTATTCCTTTTTCTTTTAGTTTTTTATAATTATTTTTCATGTATTCCTTTTGGTGGATGGTAGTGTCCTTCATGATTTTCATCTATATAAAATAATTTTACACCCCATTGTTTTTGTTTATTAGACAAAGATCTATGTATAGGAGATCCATCTCTTTTTCGTTCACATCTTGTTTTAACATCTAGTTTTTCTACAGTTCCATTCGGATGAATAACTACAATGTCTATACAACCATGTTGCCTAACATTTTTAAATACTTCACAACCATTTGCTAAAAATTCTATAATCGATCTGTATTCATTAATAGTTCCTAAACTATCATTTCTTTCTTTTGGTGCTCCTGTTTTCATAATATATAAGCTCGATCAAAGTTCTTTGGATCTAACACATGCAATTCACGCTTCGCTCTCGTCGCTCCAGTATAAAACAATCGATGTAATTCATCCGGATCATAGCTCATCGTCTCTAACGCTGCATTGGTAAGGTCCTGCATAAGCAAAACTTTATCGGCTTCTCCTCCTTTCGCTCCATGTATTGTTGACATAATGATACGCGGGTTTTTATTTATCTGTTCTCCATTCGCCCGCATGTTACGAATGTAGTTTTCTGTGACAGTATCTAAACCGTCAAAGGCCTTATACCAAACCGAGTCTGTAACTAAACCATGTTCAGCTCTACAATCTCTCATAAGATATTTTGTATCAGAGTGTAAAGTTTTACCCGATCTAAAACCAGGTAATACACTTGCACCTAGATATTGATATATATTTTTTATTTCTACATTATTTAATTGACTACCTTTACGCCAATGTTCCCAATTATTTAAAGCTAATAATAATTTTAAAGGTACAGAATTAGATCCTTTGTGTTGATAATACCAACCACGTAATTCACATAATTCTTTTACATCATCAAGAAAATGATTTGCTGATGATAAAACTAACCAGTTACTTTTAGACATATCTACTTGTGTTACGTCAGAATATCTACGTAGTATTCCATGTTCCGTTCTTGGTTTATAATCTTTGTCAAATCTATTTTGTACTTTGTTTATAATTTTTTGTGACAGTTCATGTAT